CAAGAGCGCCCAGGAGGGCAAGGCCCCACCCGCCCCGGCCTAAACCCCGTTTCCAGCCCGTTTAAGCTGTTTCCACCCGAAAAACCGCGTTTCCAGCGCATTGAGGCCGATGCAGGGGGTAGGGGGTCAAAATCCTCCCGGGTTTTCCCTTCTACACCGTAGCCCTGCCCTTCTCACACACGCGTGCAATACTGAACCCCAAAAGTCCTAGCTCTCTTCCGCCCTATGCCTGCGCGCAAACCAACCGTTCTCAAGCAACTGGCCGGTACCGACCAGCCCTGCCGCACCAACGCCCACGAGCCCAAGCCGACCGTCTACTTGCCCACGCCGCCGGAGTGGCTCAGCCCACTGGCCAAGCACTACTGGGCCGAAGTTGGCGCCGTGTTGCTGAGCATGCAGCTCACCACCATGGCCGACGGCCCTGCCCTGCAGCTGCTGACCGAGGCGCTGGCCGAGTGGGCCCAGGCCCGACAGAAGGTGCACAGCATCGGCCTGGTGTATGAGATGCAGACGGAGGCCGGCGAGACCATGCGCCGCCCTAATCCGGAAGTAGCCATTGCCTCTGACGCCTGGAAGCGGGCTCTGCGCATGCTCACCGAATTTGGCTTGACTCCGGCCAGCCGCGGCCGGGTATCCGCCCTGGGAGGCGACCAGGAAGCCGACCCCTTTGCGGAAATGATGAAAGACATGAAAGCATGAACTCCCTCCCACCCTGGCATCAGTATGCCCACGATGCCGCCGCCGTCGGCCGCGCCGAAGCCGCCGTGCAGGAGCAGCTCCGGCCCCTGCTACTACAACTCCGCACTCTGGAAAAGGAGCCCGACGGCCACCAGGCCCAGATTGCCCAGCTGAGAAAGCAAGTTAAACCCCTGCAGGCTAAGCTGCGGGCCATGCCCTGGCGAGTGGGCCGCTACGTAATGCTGGCCTGCGAGCGGCACCTGCGCGACCTGGAAACGGGCCACGAGCGGGGCCTGTACTTCTCCGACAAGGTCGCCGCGGCGGCCGTCAAGTTCTACTCCTTCCTAGCCCACACCACCGGCAAGTGGGCCGGCCAGCCGCTAACGCTCGAGCCCTGGCAGCAGTTCATCATCGCCTCGCTCTTCGGCTGGAAGCGCGCCAACGGTACCCGCCGCTTTCGTGAGTCCTACAAGGAGGTAGCCCGCAAGAACGGCAAGAGCACCTTCAGCTCCGGCATCGGCCTGCAGCTGCTCGTAGCCGACCAGGAACCGGGCGCGCAGATCTACACGGCCGCCACCAAGAAAGAGCAGGCCCGCATCGTGTTCGGCGACGCTAAGCTGATGGCCAGCAAGTCGACGGCCCTGAAGATGATTCGCGTGCAGCAGCACAGCATCTTCGTGCCCGGCACCAACTCGAAGATGGTGCCCATGTCGGCCGACGCCAATACCGAGGACGGCCTGAACCCGCACGGCATCATCATCGACGAGTACCACGCCCACCCCAACGATGCGCTCTACGGCGTGCTCAAGTCGGCTACCGGGGCCCGCACCCAGCCGCTGCTGAGCATCATCACCACCGCCGGCTTCAACAAGCTCGGGCCCTGCGCGCTGCTGCGCCAATCCTGCATCAGCATCCTGGAAGGCCACCATCAGGCCGACCACTACTTCGCCATTATCTTCTCGCTCGACGAGGACGACGACTGGAACGACCAAACCACCTGGGGGAAGGCCAACCCCAACCTGGGCGTATCGGTGGGCTGGGATTATTTGCGCGAGCAGTACCAGGACTCGGTGCGCACGCCCTCGTTGCAGGTCAACTTCAAAACCAAGCACCTGAACCTGTGGACCGATTCGGCCGAAACCTGGCTGCCCGCCGAGCTGTGGGCGCTGGGCAACGGAGTCACGCCGCCCGAGCAGTTGCTCACCCGCGAGTGCTACGGCGGGCTGGACCTGGCCTCGGTGCGCGACATCTGCGCCCTGGTGCTGGTGTTTCCCAACGAGGACGGCAGCTTCGAAACCCTGCGCTTCTACTGGATTCCGGAGGATACGGTCGATACCCGCACCCTAAAAGACCAGGTGCCCTACCGGCAGTGGGTGGATCAGGGCCTCATGTTCGCCACGCCCGGCAACGTGACCGACTACAACTACATCAAGGCCGAAGTGCGGCACCTGTGCGAGGCCTACCGCGTGCTACGCATCGGCTACGACCGCTACAACTCCTCGCAGCTGGTCATCGACCTGACGGAGGAGGGCGTGCAGATGTCACCCTTTGGGCAGGGCTTCGTCTCGATGAACGCGCCCACCAAGGAGCTGGAGAAGCTGGTGCTGGACGGGCAGGTACACCACGGCGGCGACCCGGTGCTGGCCTGGATGAACGGCAACGTGGTGCTGGCCCGCGACCCGGCCGGCAACATCAAGATCGACAAGGGCAAGGCCAAGGAGAAAGTCGACGGCATGGTGGCCCTGGTCATGGCTCTGGGCGAGTACATGACCGACGAAAAGGAGGCCGACAGCGTCTACAATCAGCGCGGCCTGATTGAGTTGTAAGGTTGAACTACCCTTTCGCTGAACTATCACCCGACGATTCCTCACCGTCCTTCTGCTACTCGCCCGATTGCGGTGCTGCTGCCTCTATGAACAACTTGCTGCTGGCTTGGCTAATGCCTGTTAGTCAGATCTCAAGTAACGGCTGCTTACTTTCATTAGAGCAGGTGTAAGTGCCCTGTCAGTTGAGGCGCTCGTGACGGGCAGGCGACGACCCTGTTCGTTGCGCCCTTCGATACCCTACGTTACTGGTTTATGCCAGGGACTGTTCGCGGGCGAGCCGTTGGTATTTCTCAACGGCTTCGCCCTTCCTGGTCTGGAGTTCTGCCAGCAAGTCAGGGGCAATGATGGTCGGACAATGCTTGGCTCCCCACACAGTAAGCTCTAGTAGAATGGGGACTACATCCACGCCTTTTTCCGTCAGGCGGTAAGTGAACTTTGATTTCTTATCGGCGGCCACGGCCTTGGATATAATGCCTTGCGCCTCGAGGACCGCCAGGCGATCGGCTAGGATATTGGTCGCCATTTTTTCGGCCGACTGTAGGAATTGCCCATAGGTCGACTTGCCGGCGAACACCAGGTCCCGCAAAATCAGCAGAGTCCATTTGTCGCCGAGCACATCGAGCGAGGTACTGATGGGGCAGGTAGAACGCTGTTTTAGCTCTTTCATGAAAAAATACTTTGTTTAACTTGTTTTTTGCAAGTTAAATGACTCATCTTTGCGCTTGCAAATAGCAAGCAAATATACGCGGGTTTTGCCCCCGTTGTATTCTGCTTCGCACCTTCTCGCCTTTTTGCCGACCACGCAGTCGTGGTTTTTAAATTCTATTTTGCATGATCCTAGTAACTGGAGCCACTGGTGGCTTAGGCCACGAAACCATCGACTTTTTGCTCGAAACCACCCCGGCCGCGGAAATCGCTGCCCTGGTGCGCGACGTAAGCAAAGCCACCAACCTTGTGCAGCGGGGCGTCGACGTTCGGCAAGGCGACTATTTGGACTACCCCTCGCTGGTGCACGCCTTCCGCGGGGTTGAGAAAGTGCTGCTGGTTTCCGCCGTAGCTTTTACCGACCGGGTGCACCAGCACCGCAACGTCATCGACGCGGCGAAGCAGGCCGGGGTCAAGCACCTGTTCTATACCAGCATTCAGCGCAGCTCCGATTTTGTGCTGCCGGAGGTCACGGAAAGCGACTTGGCTACGGAAGCATACCTCAAAGCATCCGGGTTGGTGTACACCATTCTCCACAACGGCTACTACCTTGAAGGCCTAGGGTACCTGATTGGCAACGAAGTGCCGGAGGCGGAGATCCGTTTCCCGGCCGGAGAAGGCAAGATCGCGTTCGTCACCCGGACCGACCTAGCCGCCGCCACGGCTGCCCTGTTGATCAGCGAAGGGCATGAAAACCAGGAATACACCCTGACCGGGAGCGAAGCTTATTCGTTTCACGACATCGCCCGGGAGTTCTCCACGTTGGCGGGCCGGCCGATCACGTACAACAGCAGCGAGCCGGAACCCTACATCGCGCAGAAGGTAGCTGCAGGCTTCCCTAGAGTCGTCGCCACCTTCTTCGCCCAGTGGGGAGCTGCCACCCAACACGGCATGCTGTCGGGCATACACAGTACTGTCGAGCGGCTGCTGGGCCGCAAGCCCACGTCGCTACGAGAGTACCTGAAGAAGATATATTTCCTGGCCAACTGACCGCTCGTAGCGGCGGCTATGTGAGCCCTGATTAAGATCAGTGTGGCTTGCGGCAGTGGTTTTCTTACTGATTTATTCCTCCTTCATAGGCCCAATTGGCAAGTGAATTTTTGATTAATCGGCTCCTTTTCCTGAACGGCTGTTCACAGTTACTTGTGAGGTACCAAAAATAGCCTGTGGCCTGCTGCCAAGTTCAAAAAACTGGTTCACGAAATCAACGTTCAAAAAACCTCTTGCGGCTTGCGTTTCGTGAACTCCTTCCGAGTTAAAGAAAGCGCTTGCCAGTCCTGAAAACCCCGCCTATCCGCGGGGTTTTTCGTTTGTTCAACAACTTCCCGCCCCCGCAGGCGAATCCCGGCTAGGTCGCCCGGTAGCTTTGGATACTCTCCAACGCACCCCGTGGGCCTCTTCGACTTTTTCCGCTCTTCCGCTCCGGCTCCCGTGCCGGCTCCCGCGCCCAGCGCGCCGCTGCAGCGTGCTATTGCCGCAGAGCGCGAGAAGCGTGGCATAGGCTACTCCATCGGTACCGACGAAACGAACCCCTCGCTGATCGGGCACCTGTTCGGCGGCCTGGCTGGCTCGGCCGGGGTAAGCGTCACGCAGCGCACCGTGCTGGGCCACGCGGCCGCCTGGGCGTGCGTCAACAACATCAGCCAGGACATTGCTGGGCTGCCCTGCCAGCTCTTCACCAAGACGGCCAACGGCATTACGCCCGTCACCAGCCGCCAGGTGACGCGCCTGCTGAACCTGCAAGCCTCTGGCCTGCAAAACAGCTTCCACCTGCGGCAGAGCCTGGTGGCGCTGCTGCTGCTGCGCGGCAACTCCTACGCCCGCATTGAGCGCGACGGCCGGCAGGAGCCCATTGCCCTGCACTACAAGCATCCCGACGAAACCGACGTCTGGCAGTCGGGCGGCCGGCTGTGGTACCGCTTCGTCGGCGACCCGAAAACCTACCACGACTACGAAGTACTGCACTTCCGCGGCCTGAGCCTGGACGGGGTGATGGGCGTGTCGGTGCTGCACTACCACCGCGAAACCTTCGGCAAGGGCCTGGCTGCCAGCCGTGGCGCGGCCAAGTTCTACGAGGCCGGTGCCAAGCACACCATTGCCCTGGAAACCGACAAGCGCCTGGACGGCAAGGGGGCCGAGAACCTGCGCGCCAGCTACCAGGCTATTTATGGCGGGGTGGAGAATACGGGCAAACCCCTGGTGCTGGAGGACGGCCTGAAAGCCCGCACCATCAGCATGACCCCGGCCGACGCGCAGTACCTGGAACAGAGCAAGCTGACCTGGGCCGAGGTCTGCGCCATCTACCGCATGCCGCCCCACAAGACGGGCAACCTGGAGCGCAGCACCAACAACAACATCGAGCAGCAGAGCCTCGACTACGTGGGCGACACGCTCATGCCCTGGGTACTCAACATCGAGCAGGAGTACCGCCTCAAGCTGCTGAAGGTGGGTGAGGCGGACACTACCTACTTCAAGCACAACCTGTCGGCCCTGATGCGGGCCGATGCCACCGCCCGCGCCAACTACTACAAAGCCATGACGCAGATCGGGGCCTACTCGATCAACGATGTGCTGGCCTTGGAAGAGAAAAACGGCATCGGCCCCGCTGGCGACGAGCGCTACATCCCGGTCAATATGATGCCGCTGAGCCGGGTCTCGGAGATAACCGATGCCCAAATAGCCAGCAAACTACCCCCAAACACCTCTGACCATGTCGAAGAACCCGCCCCAACTGCCTGAGGGCCGTGAAATGCGCCTTGCTGGCGAGAAGCCAACGCTGGAGTACCGCGCCAACGACGGCGGGCAGGAGCCCGTCGCCTTCGTGGGTACGGCCATTGTCTGCGGGGTGCGCAGCGTGTCGCTGGGCTTCGCGGGCTTCCGCTTCGTGGAGGAAATCGATCCGACGGCGTTGGATGGCGCTGATTTGAGCGAAGTCGAAGGCGTGTTTAATCACAACTCCGATGTGCTGCTGGGGCATACCCGCTCCGGGACGCTCACGTTGAGTCGCAACGCCTCGGGCGGACTCGACTACCGCATTGGCTACGACCCGCTCGACCCCGACCACGTGAAGGTGATGCGCAAGATCGAGCGCGGCGATGTGGTGGGTTCTTCCTTCGTCTTCACCATCAAAAGTGGCGGCGACGAGTGGGGCGAAGAGCAGGATGCGGCCGGCGGCAGTCTCTATACCCGGCGCGTCACCAAGATCGACAAGGTCTACGACGTGTGCCCCGTCACCTCCCCGGCCTATACCGACTCCAAGGCCGCCAAGCGCAGCCTCGACCACTTTCAACAAGGACACCCAGCCCCCGAAGCGGAAGTTCCGCTAGAGCACTACGAACGCCTTTTGTCTCTCTCCTAACCCCTTTTCAGTAATGAAAACTGCCCAACAACTGCGCGAAGAGCGCGCTGCCAAGCTCGACCAGGCCAACGCCCTGACCGAACTGGCCAAGACCCAAAAGCGTAGCCTGACCGCAGAGGAAGCTACGCAGTTCACCGACCTGGCGGCGGAGGCGAAAGCCCTAGTGCCCGAAATCGAGTTGGCCGAAAGCCAGGAGCAGGTCGCCGCCGAGTTGGCCGGCCGCCAGCGCCCCTCGGCCAACCGTCGCTCCTCGGAGGATGACTCGGCCCGCCGGGAGTACTCCTTCCTGAAGGCCATTCGGGGGGCGAAAGACCCCGACAAGCTGACCGGCCTGGAAAAGGAGATGCACGACGAGGCCGTCAAGGAAGCCCGCTCGCTCGGGCAGGAAGTCCACGGCGTGGGCGTGCCGCTGCTGGTGCTGCAGGGCCGGGAGCGCCGGGACAATACCGTCACGCAGGGCGACCAGCCCGCCGACGGCCGCACGCTGGTGCGCGACGAATACCGCGGCATGATTGAGCTGCTGCGCGACCGGCTGGTGACCCGCGACCTGGGGGCCACGGTGCTCACCGGCCTGCAGGGCGACATCAACTTTCCCACTAACACCCAGGGCGCCGTTTCCACCTGGAAAGGGGAAATCGAAACCCTCGACAAGTCGAACGTCAAGTTTGGCGGCCAGAAGATGACCCCGCACCGGCTGGGCACCTACGCCGACATGTCCAAGCAGCTGATCATTCAGTCCAGCATCGACATCGAGGCCTTCGTGCGCAACGAAATTATCGGCTCGGTGACGCGGGCCGTGGACATGGCCGCCATCTACGGCGACGGACAGGACAACGAGCCGCTGGGCGTGCTCAACAACGCGGGCATCTCCAAGTTCGTGGGCGGCACCAACGGTGCCGTGCCGGACCTGGCCACACTGGTGGCTTTGGAAGCCATGGTGGACGTGAACAACGCCGCCCTGGGCAGCCTCAAATACCTGCTGAGCACCAAGATCAAGGGCACGCTGAAAACGCAGCCCGTCGCGGCCGGCAACCCGCTGATGGTGCTCAACAACAACACGGAGCTCAACGGTTACCCCTTCATTGCCTCGAACCTGATTAAGGACAAAACCAAGGGCAGCTCCTCGCTGGCTTCGGCGCTTTTGTTCGGCAACTGGAACGACCTGTTCATCGGGCAGTGGGGCGGCATGGACATCACCCGCGACGACGTCACGCTGGCCTTGAAAGGCGAAGTCCGCCTGGTCATCAACACGTTCTGGGATATCATGCTGCGCCGGCAGAAATCGTTCGCGGCCATGCTGGACGCCATCCCGAACACCACCATTGCGCAGGCCGCGGCAAACGCCTAGCCCTAGCCCTCCCCACCCCCAAAAGCCCCGCCGGTGCGCCGTGCGGGGCCTTTGGGGTGCCAAGCGTTCCACTTTACCCTCTACCCAATGTCCCAGACCGCCGACCAAAAGGCCGCTGCCGAGCAGGAAGCCGCCGAAAAGAAAACCGCTACGGAAAAGAAAGCCGCTGACGAAAAGGCCGCCAAAGCCAAGGAGACCAAGCCCGTCAAGGTGAAATTCCTCCGCTCGCACCCCGCCTTCGCCTACTTCGCCGGCGACGAGGGCGAAATCAGCGCCGAGGCCTACGAGAAGTATTCGAAGGACGGCGAGTTCTTTGAAAAGCTGTAAGCCATGCTGCTACGCCGCCTCACGCCCGCCGCCGAGCTGCCCCTAGCCCTGACGCTGGAGGAAGCCAAAGCGCACCTGCGCCTCGACCACGAGGAGGACGACGCCCACCTGACGGGCGTGCTCATCCCGGCCGTGGCGCAGGTGTGGACGGAGTACGTGAAGCGGCCGCTGATGCGCGCCGACTACCTGCTGCTGGCCACGGGCTTCCGGGCTTCCCTGCCCCTGGGTGCCGGCGAGGTGGTGGCCGTGGAAAAGGTCGTGTACCTGGACCCGGCCGGCGCGGAGGTGGAAGTAGAGTCTTCGCGGTACACCGTGAGCCTCTACGACCCCACCGCCCTAAGCTTCACCTTCCCCTCGGAGTTGCCGCGCACCAGTGGCCGCCCCGAGGCGGTGCAGGTGTACTTCAGCGCCGGGGCCGCCGACGCGGCTGCCGTTGCTCCGCTCCGCAAGCAGGCGCTGCTGCAGCTGCTGGCCCACTTCTACGAAAACCGACAGGCCGTCATCACCGGCACCATCGTCACGGAACTGCCCTATTCGGCCACGTGGCTGATGAACCTGGAACGGGAGCCCACGCTATGAACATCGGCCGCCTCGACCGGCGCATCCAGCTGGACGCCTTCACCGAAACCAAGAGCCCGAGCTCCGGCGGCATCACCACCACCTGGACGGCGCTGGGCCGCGTGGCCGCGCAAATCACCTACCGCAACGGGCAGGAGGATTTCTCGGCTGAGCAGAAGCAGGCCGTGCAAACGGTCGTCTTCCGCATCCGCTACCGGGCCGCCGCCGTCAACACCCGCCTGCAGGTCACCTACCAGGGCAAGCAGTTCGATATCCTGGCCGTGGCCGAGGTCGGGCGCCGCGAGGCATTGGACCTCACCGCTGAAAACCGTCAATAATGAGCAAGGGCTTAGAATTCGTGGGTTTCAAGGAGGCGGCCCAGGTACTGGACTCCCTGCCTAAGCGGGTGGGCAATAAGGTAATGACGAAGGTGCTACGCAAAAACGCGGGTATTCTGGTGCGCGAGGAGAAGCGCCTGAGCAGCAATGCCGACGTGACGGGCGAAACCACCCGCAGCATCGGCATTCTGGTGGGGCGCAATGCCGGCAGCGCCTCCAGCGTCACCGTGGGCCCGCGCCGGGGCAACGGCTACAAAGGCCACCACGCCCACCTGCTGGAGTACGGCGCCGCCCCGCACGTCATCCTGCCCAAGAAGGGCAAGACGCTGGCCTTCCAGGGCCGGCTCATCCGTCGGGTCAACCACCCCGGCCTGGCTGCGCAGCCCTTTATCCGGCCGGCCGTGGCCACGGCCTTACCGCAGGTGCAGGCCGGCATCCAAACCGACCTGCGCGCCTGCCTCGACAACAACTTTCAGGACGTCAACTTCGGCTAGCATGACCGCTTCCCAACTCATCTACACGCGCCTTACCGCTTCCGCCGACCTGGCTGAGCTGGTGGACGGCCGGATCTTCCCCGTCGTCGTGCCGCAGGGCCAGGCCTTCCCTGCCGTGCGCTACCAGCTCATCACCCGCCAGGGCGAGACGTTCCGCGCTGGCTGTGGGCCCGATACGGCCCAACTGCAGGTCAGCGTCTACGCCGCCTCCTACGACGCGCTGGAAGTGGTGGAAGAGGCCGTGCGCGTGGCCCTGGACGGCTACGAGGAGCAGGAGGCAGATATCCGCTGCCTGAACGCCACTGACCTCTACGAGCAGGAGATGAGTCTTTTCCACCGAGCCGTCGACTACCGGGTTACCGTGCCCGCCCCAACTGTTTCTTAACCCTTTTTCCCTACCCCTACCATGGCTATCAAAAACCAAAAATTTGGCGTACTGGGCGTCTACCTCGGCGCCTTATCTGCCAACAAGCTCATCGGCTGCGCCAAGAGCATCAGCCTCGACGCCACCATCGAGGAGCTGGAAACCTCCTGCCGGGCCTCCGGCGGCGCCAAGGAGTTCGAGCCCGGCGACATTGACTACACCGCCTCCGCCGAGGGCGGCATGCGCGTGGCCACCGGCTCCGACGCGGCCAGCAACATCACCTATGAGAACCTGCTGGACATGGCCATGAACCGCTCCCTCGTCACGCTCACCTTCGGTGGCTCGGAGCCCGGCGACCCGCGCTGGACGGCCTCGGCCTTCATCACCAAGGTGGGCCTGGCCGCCTCCCAGGGTCAGCAGGGCACTTTCAACACGTCCTTTCGCATTACCGGCGACCTGAACAAATCCCTGGTGCCCACCCCATAGTCGGTCTTTATCCGGCCGGCACGGTGCCGGCCGGCTTCCGGTTTCTTCCTCCCTTTCTATTCATGGATACCCAGACACCCAACAGCGCCCGCGGCGAAGTGCAGGTACAATTCGGCGGCAAAGCCCGCCAGCTGCGCTTCGGCATGAACACGCTGCACGACTACTCGAAGCTCACCGGCTCGCCCGTGGCCGGCTTCGCCAAGGACCT